AGCTTTATCAATTTCCAAGCACCTTCAATAATACTTTTAACTTCATCCCAAACAGTTTGTAAAGCAATTGATATATTTTTTCCTCCAACTGATCCTAATATACCGCCAGCAATAGCTCCAAGAGCACCTCCAATAGCTGTTCCGAAACCAGGAACAATACTTCCAACTATCATTCCAATTCCAGCACCTTTTAGAGCTCCAGATTTTGCACCTTCTAATCCAGATTTTGTTCCGCCTAATGCTCCACCTATACCAGCGGTAACTTTTTGTGATGTTGACGCATTTTCTTTATCCTTAACGTTATGCCAATCTCTTGCGTTTTCTACACCTTTTTTTGCGCCAGATGCTATATCAAAAGCTGCCAGTGTACCAGCAATTAAAGGAAATCTTTTAATTAAAAATTTAGCAAATCTTGCTACCCATGTTCCAATTAATACTAATGATTTAAATGGAATTAATGACAAATAAAAAACAGCTTTACCCGCATATTTAACTATTGATCCTAATGATTTAAATAGAAAAGTAAGACCAATCATTATCCATGTTCCTATAGAAGATAAACCCTTTTTTAAACCACCATAAGCTACTCCTAATCTTGTTCTTGTTGATTCTGTCGCATCCTTTATTTTATCTAATAGATTTGTTTGATGCTTTTTTGTTTTCTTTTCTTCTTTAAATGCTTTTGATGCTTTGTTATAATAACTTAATGTTTTTTCTTTTAATTTTTCTGCTTCATCCTTTACTTTTCCTTTTGTAGACTCATAACCATCCGCTATTAATCCACCCCATTCTTTTGGTTTAGAAGCAACTATTACCGCATATTCTGCTCCTAAGATAAGTTTATCTTTCGTACTTATGTCGCCAGTAGTTGATGCTTTTATAGCTCTTTCTCTTGCTCTTTCTAAACTAGTTTTAATTACACCCTTTATTTTATCTGGTGTTGCTATTACTTTTTCTTTTGCTTTATCTAAACTAGTTTTAACACCTTCCTTTATTTTAGCTGGTGTTAATCCAGAAATCGCTGATGGTAATGCTTTTATACTTTCAATTAATTCATCATATTTCTTCATTGACATTATATAGAATAAAGAAAGGTCTTCTGATAATCTAACTTGAGGATCTTTATTTTTAGATGTTTTATAACTTTTCCAATACTTCCAAACAATATGTCCAGCTTTTATAACTGCTGACCATTTAAGAATAGTAATTAATTTATCTAATTTAGTTGTCGTAGGTTTTAATCCTTCTGAAATTCCTGATGATACATCTGACGCTATTTTTGCTGTAGATCTATCTGAAACTGTGGCAACTGTTGGTATACCTGTTCCTGATTGTGTTTTTGCAATATTTGCTTGGGTATAAGGAGATTCATTTGGATGATTTCTTATTTCAGTTCTAGAAGTTCCAGAACTACCAAATCCAATTTCTTTTTCACTTCCTTTTTTAGCAGAAGTAAATCCGCTTCTTAATGCACTAAATGCGCCTCCTAATAATTTAAATGGAGCTTTTATAATAGACACAGTCATTTTAAATGCAGAACTTATTGCTTTAAATGGAAGAGATATTAAAAATTTTGAAACTTTTAAAATAGATCCAAAAGCTGCACCAATTGCTTTAAAAGGTAATTTAATTAAAAAGTCTAGAGTTCCTACAGCAGCTTTAAATATACCAGCTACTGCTTTAAAAGGTAATTTAATTAAAAATCTACTAAATTCATACACTCCTCTTATTCCAGCACCCATTAATTTAAATGGTATCTTTGCCATAAATTTTGTTGCTTCCCAAATACTAGTTAGAGCAATTCCAATTCCTTTAAATGGTAACTTGGCTAAGAATTTAGTGGTTTCAAAGATTGTTCTAAATGCGCCAACAATTGTTTTTCCAGAAACTTTACTTAAAAAACCAGCTATTGCAGCTACACTTTTAACAGCTAAAGAGAAAGCTTTAAATGGTAATTTTGAAAAGAATACACCAAACTCAATAGTTTTATCAAAGATTGTATCTAATGTTTTAAATAATTTTTCAGGTAAACTACCAATAAACTTTATACCTTTATCTAAAACATTATAAAATTTTTTAGGTAAAGTATTTAGAAAATCCATAAACTTAAGTAATTGATTAGGTAAGTTTTTTATAACGATTGACATTCTTTCCATTATTTCTGGCAATCTTGAATAAACATTTTTAAATTTATCTATGGATGTTCCCCATAAATCTTTAATTTTATTTCCAACAAAAGTTATTGATTCAGTGAATTTTTCTTTAATAGCATTACTTGCTTTTTGGAATATATCTGTTTCCATAAACTTTCCAGCAAAATATCCAAACAGCGGACTAGCTTTTGCTAAACTTGCAGCCAATAAATTTCCTTTATTTATATTAAAATCTTCTTTAAGAGCTTGACCATATTGACTCATTGTCTCTTTGGTTGCAATTGCAGTATTTGTTAATATTCTTTTTGAACCTCTTCCAATTACATCAATTGTATATCCAAGTTTTCCAAGAATTTGTTGTGCTGATTTTTCAATACTTTTTATTTCTTTTGAAGAACTTAACTCTTTCATATTAATTCGTTCAGATAATTTTTGTTGACTCTTTGTTGTAGATGAAATAAAACTAGTTATACTTTTCATCTCTTTTTGGAAACCTTGTTGTGATTTTTCTAGTTGTCCAGCTAGTGAATTAATATTTTTATGAACCTGTGTAATTTTTACTTTATCTTCTATTGAAGTATTTGATAATATATCATTAAATTCCGGATCATTCTCAAAAGTCTTTCCATATTTTTTTGTGTCATCACTATAATCTTTTGCCATTATTTAAACTCCTTAGATTGACTCTAAAGCACTTTTAATTTTTGAATCTATTTTTATATCAGTACAACCACAAATTACTTCACTTGGTGCAATAATTTCTTGGATACATCCTTTAACTGGAACTTTACCAAAAGATTTTTTATATGAACTATATAAAGGATTAATCAGATGTTTATATTTTTTACCATAACTCATAAGCATTTTAATATTATTGGTTAATAATAAACGAACTAACATAAGATAACTTGAAAGAACATTTTCAAATTCATCTTTACTTAATTTAGAAAAAGGTATTAATTTTACTAATTTATCAAATAATTTTTTAAGTGAAACATTAGTTTTTGTTGTAGACTCAATATTAAAGAAAAGATATTTATAAATGTCTTCAATAACATTTTTAACCATTTTATCATCTTTAAGTTTAAAAATTTCTTTAAAATAATTAGAATAATATGAGTTTAACTCATTTTTAAATAAAGATATAAATTTGTTTGGTTTTAGGTGTGAATACATATGCATCATTTCATGTGTTAAAGAAATAGATATTGAAATATCAGATGCTGTAGTAGAATACTTTTCATCTAAATGATTACTAATTAAAAATATAATTTTATGTTCAGTATAGTCATAATATGCTAAAATATAATCTAATGGATGTTCTGCATCATCACCTATTAAAAATCTAACTACTCTTAATAATCCTCCGCTTGTATCTTTAGATATCTTTCTTCTAAAATATGATAACATTCCCTTATCTGCAAAACAAGGAATAATAACTTCATCTTTTACTAAATCTTCCACTCTTTTTGAAACTAGCTTTCCTCTTTTACTATTATTAATTGATTGAATAAATTTATCATTTAAAGTTTGAGATCCATATAATGGTATGTTATCACACATGGCTACTTTATGTAATCCAATTGGTAAAGCAAATAATTCTTTTAAGTTAGACATTTATTATCCTCTATTAATTCTTGAATTTTTATCTCTTAAAAAATTCTAATGTATTTATCATAGCATCTTCATAATCAAATACGTTTTCTTTTACATGTTTCATAATACTAGCATTATCTAATAATTCATGACTAGTATCAGAATTATTCATATCTAAAATATCCATAAAAGCATTTTGAGCAGTTGTGTTATTTTCGATAAATAGGGGAGGATCATATTTTCTAATATACATACAGAATGATAAAGTTAATGCTAAGTCATCATTTACTCCAGAATCTGCTTCCACTCTTCCATTTTTATCTACCAATCCAATTAATTCTAATGCTAATCTTTTTGACTTAACCATTTCTGGATATTGTGTTATATAAGAATATAATGCATCTATCATCAATGGTCTTGTTTTTGCATTAGTTGAAAGACCAGGAGCTTTTTTATTTTCTCCTCTTTTTTCTTTATACATCATTACAGAAAAGTCACTATTATTAACCTCTTCCATAACTTGGTTTCCATATGAATTATTTTCAATTACAATCGTACCAGGATAAAGAGCTGCTGCATATTTAACTACTTTTATAAAATCCCTAACCTGACTCTTTGATTGATATTCCCAAACTTGATCTAATGTTTCATAATCCCATATTGTAATAGCAGATTTATCTGATCCAAATTCTGGCGCAGTATCAACACCAGTTATATAATGTTTTCCAGGAATTGGTTCTTGAAATTTCCACATTTCTCCATTAAATAATTTAAATGTTTCAATTGGTTCTATACTACCTTCTTGTAATTTTAAACAAGTTTGTGCATCAAAGAAAGAACCGCTAGAAGGTAAGAATTTTAACTCAAGTTCCTGCTCAATTTGTCTTTGATCATTGTCAAACATTTCACATTGTTGTTTATACCATAATGGATCATTTGCTAATTCTGGAATATCTTTCCAATAAACAACACATGGTTTAAATATTCCTTCTTTATTTATTGCTTTACTATATCTAGAATAATACCAAGCTCCAGTTCCCATTGTTTTATTTGGAGTCGAAATTATTAAAGTTCCATATGGAACACCAGAAACTCTAGCTTGACGTTGAGCTGTACTAAGACCAGGAACAATAGCTGTCCACGCACGATCTATTTTGGCAATCCATGAAGCTTCATCAATCACTAAAAATGTTACGGGTTTACCTCTCAATGTTTTCTCTGGAGCAATAGGATTTACAGGAGCAACAAATAATTTAGATCCATTTGATAAAATAAAACTTTGTTCAGATCTTTTATCGAAACACCAACTTTCCCTTCCTTTTTTTGGAACCAACCAAATAGGAAGTTTTTCTATCATGCTTCTTATACATCTAGAAAAAGATGTGGATTCTTGGCCATCCTTTGATACAACTCCTATAATAGCATTGTCAAAAAAGTTTAATAACCATGCACAATAAGCTTGTGTGGTTGTAGATATCCCTGTTTGACGCGTTTTTAGGACTATAACATGTTTTTCTTTTTGAACTAAATTTATAAACTCGAGTTGTTTTTGATAAGGTGTATATAGAACATCGCCGCCAGTTAATTCCAGGTATATATAATTTTTTGCAAAATGCTCAAAATCATTCTTACATCTTATGTATTCTTCAACTTGCCATTCAAGAATATCTTTTGTTTCTTGTTTCATATTTATTTCCTTTACTGATATTGATTTGTTCTTTCAAGATTTATAACACATGCACTAAACCAATCAGCAGCATTTCTTGTAAACGATATATCACTTGACTTTAAGATATATTTTCCAGCTAATGGAACATATTCAACAGATCCGCATTTTAATTTAACTGGTTCACCTACTTTGATTAAACTCATAATTGGTAAGCTTTTTTCTAAAGCTATTTGTACATTTGACATTCCTATAATATTTCTTGCTACTCTAACATTTGCAAATACATCAGAATCATCATTACCACTATAATTAATATTATAAACTTCTCTATCATTTAAGTTTGAATCATTTAATATTTCTGGATTTTTTGCAATTGCTCCATATTTAAGACAAACATCATTTAATTCTTGTTCTATTATTCTATATAACATATCTTTTGGTTTAACAACATAATTAATTTTTTTACCTATTACTGCAAATTTAGTATTGTTAGAATATTGATTTTTTAATGCTCCGTATGTATAAAAAGATCTACCATCATTACATTTTTTGGTGATAATATCTTCATTATTTTCACTATCAAAAGCTAATTGATATATTGTAAATACTTGATTCTTATTCATTCTTTTTGTTAAATTTTGAATATAAACTATATTATCATATTGACAAAATCCTAAGTTTGAAACTCCTTCAAAAAGTCCAAAATAATTATCTAAATATCTAATGGAATTATATAACGTTGTTGGTGGTAAAACAATTTGGTCTATTACTTTAGAATTTTCTCCATCTGAATCATATATTAATTCTGCTCCTGCTTTAGAAACAATATCCTGGATTACTTGTTTAGGTGTTTTTTCTAAAAATACATCATTAACAATAGATGTCATTGTTTTAAATGGGTTTCTACATACAGTAATAAATTTAACTAAACTTCTATCTTTACTAATACCTTCTGAAATTTTTGGTTTTGTTTGATTCATTGAACTAGTTTTAATATGTAATAATTCCATTTGAACATCTTCTAATGGAATATTTTCACCTTGTTTTCCTAATAGTCTAATTGCTAATTTTATAGGTTCTTTTCCTACAACATCTTCAAGAATTAAATCATTTGGATCTAATGATAATGAAATAGCTACAATTTGGTACGCCCCGTTTATGCTTGAAATTATTCGTACAGATCTTAAATCATTTGTATAGTCTAGATCTTTAATTTTTAATTGTATATCATAACTTCTAGTTGGTGTGTATACCCTTTTAGTTTCTGGCATTTAAATTATATCCTTAATCATTTTCTACATATTTTTTTAGAAGAGCGTAATAGTCATTACCTTTTCCTATTCCTGTTCCTGGAACTTCCTTCATGTGAGCATATGCAATTTTTCCTGTAATTATTGGATCATCATTTGTAACATTTGTTTGAAGATCTTTATTCCCATGCTCCCTTTCAATATTGAGACCAATTACAAAATTTTCTAAACTATGTTTAGTCCAATCTACACCAATTTCATCTCCAACTTTTTTAGCTTCTTCTGGTGTAAAATTTTTCTCTTTAGATTCTTGTTCTAATATCCTAATTAAATAATTATCTATAATAGTATTCATTTTGTTACACCTTTAACAATTGTATTTTATAATTTGTTCTAACAAAAAAAGAAACAAAAAAAATTTTTCCGGAAAAATGAAGGTTTGAGCTATTAAGAAACCCAAACCTTCATTTACGCTGGATATTAATTTTTTATGTCATGTAATGGAAACGGTGATACAACTATTTCAGGTTCAAGATATACAGGTCTTGGTTTGTTCGTTTTTGGATCAATCATCATAAGCCATGTTGCGCTTGATGAAGTAGGCATGAATATTGTGCTGTGTAACTCTGAGGTACATCAAATTGAAACTTAATAATATAAAGGTTTCTTTTCCCACAATGAATACATTTCCAATTAATCTTTGTATTTTTCATTTATTCCTTTAATAATTCAGAGTTTTTGAAGATGTGATTTTCAATAACTTTCCGATCTTGTGTGAATCTTGGAGCGTGTATTGTTTGCCATCCTAGTTCATCCTTGTAAATAAATTGTCCATTCTTCCATCTACCATCAAGGTCTGCCCAATTTATACCCTTGTTGTGTAGCATTTCGTGCATATCGGATTGATTCTTTTTATGAAGCTCATTGTGGGAAAAGTACGATCTCGCTAACATCTCCACTGAGTTCCTTGTCCAATCCATTTGTCGCCAGATGAAATAATTACATACTTCTTCTTTTGGTATATTGAATGTACGACTATCAAATATTCCTCTTTTGTCTCCATTCCATATGCAAGAAAAGTATGCTGATGCCATCCCAGCAGATACAGAAACCATTTTTTGTATATTGTAATCAAACCATGCTTCTGTAGTTAATTTATCGAAATCGGTCAATAAAATTGATATTTCATCCGACTGGATGTAAGCACATTTTGCACCTTGGATGCCTCTACAAAGGGCTTGAGCGGTTGCGTCCATCGTACTAGCAAACACATAGTCAAATGGTTTAATACAATCTTTTGTTACTGAATGAAACGATTTACCATCCAACCTTATAATTACGGGCATCCTACGAGTCAATTTTATCCGATATCTATCCTCGTATTTTTCCTTCATTCTATCACCTAACGAATCAGCCATAATTCACCTTCCTTTTTTAGAAAGACTAGACGAAATGAATAGCACCATTTTTCGGGGAGATAATTTAACCCCCGTCCGACACTTTATCTAACTAATAAACTCCCGGGATTTATTAGCATGTGTTTATAGTGTCCCATACCCTAACACCCTGTGGGCTTACTCTCTGGATACACGCTATTCCTTACCAACAGTCAACGTACATCGTCCAATCCTTCCCAAAATATACCTTCTATTAATCATCAAGGGCTTCATAAATATCTTTCGCTTTTTCATTATACCATGAACTATGATCTTTAATTCTTTTTAAATTCTCTTTTGCTATTTCTAAATTATTCCATGATAAATCAATTAAACTTTCTGTTTCTCTGTTGCTAAATGAATCACCAGTACTATATGATATATTTATTCTATACATTATTATTTAACTCATCTAACAAATGTTGAATTTGAACAGGGATTACAAGGACTTTTTCAGCTATATCATTTAAGAGAGATTTGATATTTACATTCTTTTCAATAGTTGAGAAAAAGGTAATTGCTGAAAACAAATTCCAAGCATTAACTCTACCATCTGTTTCTTTTGTCATATCAGCTATCATAGCGGAAACTTCTTTTCTTCTTCTTTTTCCAATCTCTTCTAACATAGAAAATACATTTAACAGATTCTCTTGATTTACTTCTGTATTAAAATTTGAATCAATTATTTCTAAAATATTATTTGAAAATATTTCTATATAACTTCCTATTGGAGTTGAAAAAGTTGTTCTTGAATGTATATTATGAACTTGTCTAACTTTTCCAATTTTATTTCTAAATCCAAAACCAAAGAATCGTGAATTATCTTCTAAAATACTAAATCCGAAAAGAAACTCTCTTGCTCCACTACCATCATATGTATTCTTTACAATTATCTGAGGGTAAACATCTCCGACTTTTGGAATATTAGAACTATGCTGAATTAATATTTCATTTGACATTCTTGTCCTAATAGGATTTAAATAAATAAATTCTCTGAAAATTGGAATTCCTACATCAAGTATAGATTGTCTAATTTTTTCATTCATTACTTCATTACCTTCAAATTGATAAGAGTCTGATACATAACCAGAATATTTAAACTCTGTATTATCAACTGGAGGTTTTGTAAAAACTGAATATAGTGGAACATCAATATTATCTTTTGTTTGAAGATGTTTATAAATTACACTACCAATAATATCATCATATTGAAAACATGCATTTCCAATATCATTCAGACCCATTGTTTGAGCTCTCTCCTGAAAGTTCTGAATTGTCATCTTTTGTTTCTCCTTTTTCTATTTCATTTAATACTATTTCTGTTTCATCAACTATTTTTAAAGTTGTATTTGGAGGTAAATTATTTTGAATGTCATAAAACATTTTATAAAAGTTTTCATCTTTATCTTTTGGAAAACAAAGTATAGATTTTTCTTCTGTAACTAATATTTTTTCCAAATTTAATAATTCTGAAATATATTCTAATGTTTTTTGTTCCATTTTTATCCATCCGTTCTTCTTGCTAAAAATCTTAGATAAATATCTCTACCATCAAATTTAAAACTCTCAATAACATCTACTATTTTAAACCTTCCTTCTAATTCAAAAAAGTGAATTGCTCTATCCTTAGTCCAAACAGATGTGTGAGGATCATATTGCTCATTTAATAATTCAAAAGTTGTAATAATATCATCCGCTTCAAAATTTGGATCATTTATTGGATCTTCATTTAAAATTCTTTCTGCTAATAATTTATAGTTAGGAACTATTATATCTACCAAACCATCTTCTTTAATACAAGTCGAAAGAATATATAAGAAATACAATAGTTTAGCTTTAGGAACATGTTCTAAAAATCTATACATTATAATTTTATCAAAAATATATTTATAATTTTCTAAAAAATTATAAATATCACAATTACAATAATGAATATCACCATAGAAATTAGTACATGATTTAGTACCGCTTAAACTATTTAAACTATAATGATAACTATTATGAATTTCTTCAATTTTATCTGGAGTAGTTCCATTGAAGTAATTTTTATCTAAGTTAACTAAAATATCACTATCATTTATTATTTCACCATCTTGGTATGGAATTGGTGATATTTTTCCTGCGCCAATATTTAAAATTATCATTTAGTTTTCTCCTCATTATCTTTAGAAATTAAAATTACTTTCATTTTTTCAACTTTTTCTAAAACCAGATCTTGCTTACCTATTTCACATTCAAAAATTCCAAAACTATCTTTTTTATTTCTAATACTAAAATTAAATTGATCACAATTATCAAATGGGTTATTTTGGATTATTTTATTTTGTGGTTTTGAAAGTAAAACAAGAATATTATTTTCTATTGCATCTTCTGGTATTAATTTAGCTTTAACTATCATTTTGTTTTCTCCAAATTCTCAACTAAAAAATCTTTATATTTATCAATATCCTTTGAATCTATTATATAATTACTTTTGAATATATCATAATTTATACCAGCTGGAGGTGGATAATATGGTAAATTCAAAATTCCATATTTATCACATTCAATTATATCATCTCTTGTTTCTGGTGTTACAATTATACAATGTTGTAGTTTCATTTCTCTCCTCTTATAAAAACTCAACTGTTATACTATCAAAAAATGTTTGTATATAAAAATCAAAATATCGTCTTTTATCGATATCATTAGTATCTAAAATATTAACTATGGTATCAGAGATTTCAAATTGTCCATATTGTTTTAAGAAAACATTAAACTTATTTCCTTTATTTGGAATACAATATAATCTTGAATTATATGAATTTAATATTTCATCTTTTATATTTTGTAAACTTACAAACACAGATTGTTTATTTGCAAAATTTATAAATAATATCTTTTTATATATCTTATCCATTTCTTCATATCTATAAGGAACACCTTTAATAGAAATCTTATTTCCATCTGTTGCTATAAATTTAGTTCTATCTATGGATATAATAAAAACTGAAAAAATATTTTGTAAACTTATTGGTAGATATTGATCTGTAGTTATCTTTAATGGTTTGGTTGACATAAACCCATCGTATTGTCTAATTAAAATATCATCTTTAAAAATTTTATTTCTTAAAATATATTCGTCAATTAATGAGTCTGTTGTTGATCGTATAACGCTTGTTAGTTTTGGATTATCTCTCATTAACATTCCAATTTGAATATTCCTTTTTAACTTATCTTCTTTTTCAATATTTGAAATATCATAATTTAAACTTTTTAAAATGTTATAATGACATGATGAGATATCATAAGAATAAACATTATTTAAAAATAATCTACAATTTTCATTGATTTTCATAACATGTTTGTTTCCATTCAAAAATTATATATAGCGGGATGGATATATAAATATATCCATCCCTTCAATCACTTGGTATGTCACTTTTTTAATCTTCGCGACGCCTGATCAAGCAAACCACAAGACCATTAGATGCATACCAAAGACTTTGACTAGTATAAGCCTTTTGACGATTTAACGTCAACACATTAGATAATATTAATTAAAACATTATCAATTTTTAATAAATGATTAATATCAACAACTTCACTTTGTTTCTTCAAAAACCAATTGACTGTATCTTCTTTTGTAACAAATACATCCTTGAATTTTTCAGCTTGTTTATATAAAAGCTGAATTGTTTCTACATCAACAGGATCATTAAGTGTATTTTTAATTTCATTTGCAATTCCTTCACGTCCATGAAGTTTGATAGAATCAACATTCTTCTTAATTTTTATTTTTTCATAAGGAATTACTTTTCCATCAACATTAGCACAAAATACAACAATTAAACCGGTTTTGACTCCATAACTTTTAATAAAAATCTCATCATTATAAGTATGTAAAATTTCAAAAGTATCGTTCTTATAAACCTTCATATATATTGGCGGTAAATTTAAAATAGGTCTACTAGAAGGATTATAGAAACTAATTAATTCCATTGATTCTGGATCAGTTCCTTTTTGTATTTTAAAAATAATACTATCTTTTGAATCAACATTTGAAACAGTTGCCTTTACTCTTGCCACATTATGAATAACTTCAGTCTCAACAGATTCAAACCAATCATAAAAGTTTACTAATCCAATTTCTGGTTGTTCCTTTATAGTATTATCTTCTACTTCCTTATTATCAGATTCTGTGTTTTCGCTTACTTCTAAATTATCAATATTTTCTTCTTCATTTTTAGGTTCTGAATTTAAATCATCAATCATTTCCTGGAGGTTTTCCATCTTTTCTTACTCTGCTCCTTTTTTCTCTATTTGATCTAATGAAATTCTCTTTTTTATTTTATGAATATAAATTACTCTATAAAAGTCATCCTTAATTCTTATTACATCTCTTATATTTGGAAAACCATCATTATCTCCAATTGGTTCAATATTGATTCTTTTTATTTTGTCATTTTTAAATATTATTTTATATTCATTACCCAAAAACATAAATATGGTTCCAATTTCCATTTAAACTCCTAAATCAATTTTCCATTTATCTTTAATACCTTCTTCCCGCCATTTTGATACATCAATAGCAGCATAAGATTCTAACGCAGCTCCGGATAGTGCAAAGATCTTAATCAATTCTTCATAAGAATATGCAGGTGCTGAATTTTGAGAAACAAACTCTCTTGATGTCAATAACCATGATGGAAGTTTATCTACCCATTTGGACACATAACTATTTTTTGCTTTCTTTAAATAATTATCAAGAAATAATAAGAATGATCCTAAATTTAAAGATGGATTATTTTTATAATCACCAAATACTTTAGTTTGATAATTCCTCTCTTTCTCGTATAATTTTAAAACTTCGTCTTTTGTCATAACTCTCCTATATCAATTTTTTCTATCTATTATATCATCACATGATTGTTTTAATTCTTTTGATTTTTTATTTCTTTTTTCAGGTGTTCCATAAAATGATATTTCATAAATAAATGAAGTAATAAATTCATATAATGTATAATCCAATTTCACTTCTTCTGATATATTTTCATATGTTTTAGGAATTTCTTTTGTATAAACTCCATTTGAAAGTTTCATTGGAATATCTAAATAATTTTTTAATTCCCAGAAGTCTATTCCCCAATTTACATCTTTATTTTTATCTTTATCTTCTCCATAAATATCATAAAATATTTCACAATCATATAACAAATTTTTTGAATGATCTTTGGATAATGATATCATTTTTTTAATACAAATAGCACAAACATTATCATCTGGATCTATGCAATCTTTTCTAGGACATTGTGAATATTCTTCAATATACGAATTCATAAATGGATCTAATTTTTGAAAGATTGGATATCTAATAACAAGTTCAAACCAATCTCTTACTGTATAATTATTTTCTAATTCAATGTTAAAACATAATAATGAAAATGGATAATAATTATCAAACTTTACTAAAAACCCAGGAGTAAGAACATTATATTCACATTTTCTCTCTTCTAATTCATCATTATAAATCCAATTTTTTTCACAAATATATCCATGTTTTTTTAATATCAATCCCATAATTAATCCTTATGCTTCTTCAATAATTACTCTACCAGAAAATTTATCACCAGTTTTTTGAATGATATAATCTTCCAATATTTTTAAATCATAATAATATATTGCTCCAACATGCCAAATATTTATACTATTTGGTCCTATCCTTTTATGTAAATAACTAGGACCGGTTTTATAATTATAAATTGTTATAATAATTTGGTTTAGGAGGAAAGTCCATGACCAGTCAACTTTATAATCTTTGATAAATCCATTTGTTTTCCCAAAAACAGAAACAAGTTCTTTATAATTTAAGTTTATGTATCCTCTTAAACCTGTACCAAATAATTTATTAATATTATAACCACAATTCTTTTTTATAATTCTTTGTTTTGTATTCTCCACTCCTTTATTACTCCTTCAAAACTTTTTATTATTTCATTCATTTTGAAGCATTTACTTTTTATCTTCTTTTGGATCATTATAAAATCCCTTAACAGATCTACTCCCATCTCTTCTAGAATCATAATATGTATTTAAACCAGTTGACACTGTAAATGAAGCTTTATTCATTCCTTCGCTTGTTGCTGCAAAAGCCTGAACATTTCCCATTGGTATATTTAATTTTTGACTTAAAATTTCCATATTTTGATTAGCGCCAAGGAAAGTTATTGTCCAATTTTCCGAATCTTGAACTTCTTTCATTTTTTGAGCTATTTTTTCATTATATCTACCAGGATATGTTTTAGAATTATTTTCATCTCCATCAGAAACTACAACTAATAGAAAAGATGTTAAAGGATCATTAATATCAGGAGCTTTTTTCAAACCATCAATTGTAAGTCCAATTGCGTCATTTAGAGCTGTCATTCCGTTTGGCCAATAACTTTTTCTGTCTAGTTCTTTTAAAGAAGAATCAGATTCATTCCAATAAACTGGTTCTGGTACAATAGTATTAAACTTGACCAGGCTAACTAAAGTTTCCATATCATTTGCATTTTCTTTAATTGTTTTAACCTGTTGATTAAATGCACCAATTGTTTCCTCCCAAATTCTAGCCATAGATCCAGATTCATCAAGGACAAAAGCTATATAATTCTTTAATTTACCCTTTCTATCATCATATTTTTCTGAAACTTCTTGAGTTGATTCAAAAAGTCTTTTCTTAATAGAAACTCCAATTTTTCCTACTTCTGGTTGAAATAAAATAACCCTATCCCATTTTGTTCTCTTTCCAGGAACAACCCAATTCTCTTGCCACTCAGCATTTTTAATCCAAGATGGAATTCTATTTTTTCCAAATTTATGATATGCATACTCAACAGTTCTTACCGCAAAGTTTAATTTTGGAACTAATGTATATGTATAATAATTCCTTCTTTTTGTTAACTCAAGTAAAGTTTCCTGATTATGTTCATATGTTACAAACTTTGTATCATTATCAGGAATATCTAAATCAGCTTCAAATGATTTAACTTTAATTTTTTTCCCTGGAATTTTCTCAGAATGTGGCCATTCAGCCGGAGCATCTTTTGGTGGATAAGTTATTCCTTCATCCTTCATTTTCTTAATTTCCTGAAAATAATAGGAAGATTCCTCTTTTAATCTTTTGATAAGTTGTTTGGTCATAATATAATATTGACCAAATAGACTACTCCATCTATTGGGATGTACAAAATTAGTGAAATCTATTTTATTATCAAATACTAATTTGTTTTCAAATAGAAATTTATTTTCTTTAGCTGTTGGTATAAATCCTAGATTCATAAAACCTTCGTGCCAATCACCATCTAAATCTGTAATTGAAAAGTTTCTTGATTCTCCAACACCTTCAGATGTTACAACATTCATATCTTTAATACGAACAGAAAATGAAAAGACATCCTTATTAGCAATTAAACCAGTAATCTGACCATGTCTATTTTCTGAAGATACAACCGCTTCACCTTCTTTAATTGTTTTTGCTCTCATACTTTTATATTTAGGAATATTAATTACAGCATTTCTTTCACATAATTCAAACAGAAAACATGCTAAATCAAGATCAGTTCCTACAAAATTTTCATCTATATATGCAGGTCCGGGTTTTCTTGATTCTAAATCATATCTCCACCAACTAATTACTTTATCAAAAACCTGTTCTATATCAGATTCCTTATCTCTTATAATTTCCATAATTGGATTTTCTAAAATTGATGTTAATGTTTTAGCTACTACCTTTTTCTCTTTACTCATTTTTTAATCCTCTATTTAATAAGTATTATTATGATATTATGACGCATCTAAAAGAGCTTTTTTACATTCATTAATTTTAGATTCTAAGTCACTAATTTTAAATTTTAATTTTTTTTTAAAATGTTTAGCTGCTGCCCTTTTAGTTTTATAAACATTTTCCTCTGGTACGATAATTTCTCTACTATAATCATTTTCAATGACTAAACAATGAGCTTCATACCAAATACCATCTGCTTGTGTCATCTTTAAAACTCTTACTTTTAATAGTGTTGGTATATGTAAATTATATGTCCATCTAATTTTCCCAATTATATCTTCATACATTTTATTCCTCTTTTTTTAGTAATTCTTTCACTTTATCCAATTCTTCTTTTGTATGGATAACGCCTCCGCTATTTAAATCAAGATACCATTGTAAAACTTCTTTTCTAGTTTTTAAATCATTTATATTAAAAACAAAATCTACATCAACAGGTAAAATATCAAAATCTTTTAAATAATTATTTCCGAAAACTGGTATCTCGTTTCTTAAAAATCTTAAAACAGTTTCTAACCTTTGTTTTCCATCAACAATTTCAAAAGGTCCTTTAAAATTATACATCCATCCTGGACAATTAAAATATAAAATCCTTGATGATTTTCCACCTTTTAAACTAAATTCTAAAAATTTTATTCTCTTTTCATCATCCCAAACATGAGCTCTTTGAAAGTCTGGATTTAAATCTAATTTTGGTTTTTCATCTATAAAATAGGTTGATTTTTGTAGATGCTTCCAACTTACGTTTACATTGTATGATCCTGATCTTGTATACTGTTTAATATCTCTAAATTTCATCTCTAATAAGTTTCCTTAAAATTTTTCGTTTTTCCTTAATTATTTTTTTGGAATTGGTAATATCATTTTCAATAATTAATTTTAATTTTTCTATCGCTTGGTTTTCTGTATTAAATGTATAATTTTCAATTAAATATGATGATGCTACATTTAATTGACCATCTTCTTTATTAAAATAAAATGTATTATAATGGATCTTTTCAATTATTCTTCTTACAGGTTTATTATTTTGAAAATCAATTGTCCAAACTTCATCTCCTGCTTTTCTTTCATTCATATTAACTCTCTAATAATTTTCCTTTTATATGACCCAATGCATTAATTTCTTGTTGTAGTTCTGTAAGCTCTTCATTTATATATTCAATTAATCCGTGAGTTGCTTCTTTTTCAAATTCGTAAATGTTTTCTGGAGAACATTCAAAATCTTCAAAAATTATGATTGGATCATCTTCAATAACAAACGATTCAATTTTTCTTTTTACAACTTCATATGTATCAACATTAATTGCCCAAACTTCATCACCAATCTTTAATTCGTCCATAACTTCTCCTTAATTAAAATTCATGTAAATGTATCATAATACCAATTTGGTTACATTTTTATAACTTATAAGAAATATGTTCCATTAAATCCGTTAGGAATTCCGCGCCATGATATTGCATATGCATCTGAAGTATGAAGTGTTTCATCATGTTTACATTTAATTATCCAATCGTATAAAAAAGATTCTTTATCTAAATCAGTGCATATTCTTCTAATTGAATCTTCTACAAATTGAGGGTTTTCATATGCAATTCTTGCAACTTCCATTTCATCCATCCGGCGTAATGAGGGATATACTTTGTTAGATACTGCATTTTCAATTAAATCTATTAATTGTTCTAACCAAACTACATTCTCGGGAAGAACTTCTACTAATAAATTCGCGTATGATCTCTGAGCATGTACAAATCCATTGGATCCATTTTTTCGCAAGTGCTCACATAATGAAGCACTGCAACTACAATAACTTGCATATTGAACTTGAACTTTTTGAAAGAACCTAAAGTTTTGATGATCTAATCTTCCTGAAAATGAACATTTATAATATTGAGGAAACTCTATCAAACTTTTTGGAGCCACTCTATTTAAAGGAAGATCAAATTCAAAAGTTAATTGGCTATGTTCTGAATCAGTTTCTACTGCGGTTTTAAATTCTTCTAGAAGCTGCCGTATAGTTTCATGTTTTAAAGGTTTATCAAGGTAAGTCATTAAAGTTCTTAATAATTTCCCCATGGATATTCCTTTTATTGAATCTTCTAAATCTGTACTCATTGAAACATTTGCATTTAAATGTTTAATTCCCTCATGCATAGTTTCTAAAAGAAACGGAACCTGTACATTCTGAACACCTATCTGATTTATATAGTATGGAAATTCAGACTTTGTATCGTGCTGAAGGTCTGGAAGATTATCTAAATCTATCATTCTTTTTTATTCTCCTTTTCTTTTTTAGTTTATGAGGAAATAGATTAAATAAATTAAATCTATTTCCTCGTATTAATTTTTATTCATCCATATCTAATCCGGTTACCATTAAATAATTTTTTAACAATTCAACTGCTTCCGGAACTTTTGATATATCTTTTTCATCTTTTAAATAGTTAGAATCAATAATACTTTTAATATACTGATTTTTCAAATCAATACAATCTGATTTTGTTGTTATAAACTCTGATAAATTATCAAGAGCACCATGACCAATTAAACAATTTGTTTCCATTTCTCCCAATCTCTGACCACCATGATTTTTTCTTCCAGCTGGAGGTTGGAGAGTTTTTCTATTATACATAGCAATTGATCTAAAAGCAATTTTATGAGCTGCAATATGAACCATTCTGAAAAAATACATATAACCAACACATATTTTATTTAAAAGAAAATCATCTATAGAATGATCAAAAACTTTATATTCAGCTGGAGTATTTGTATATTTCATAGCTTCAATTATCATATCAGCTGACGATGATTCAAATGGAGGTTCAATAATTGTAATGCTTTTTATAAAATCTTCATTTATTTTAATATTTTCTAATTGTTCTTTAAATTGATTATAATACCATCCATTATTTGTATTATCAATAATTTTTATATAGTTTAAAAGATAATTTTTTATTTTTATATCTCTATCTTCAATTATTTCTTCTTGGCTAAGAGATTCATTAAACATATTTAATAAATTATTTCTTAAATCATTTATTGACATTGCTAAATTTGCTTCAAAAACTTGTCCTACATTCATTCTTGAAATAATACCCATTGGATTAATGCATATATCTACATTTCTACCATCTTCTAATTTTGGCATCTCATTGTGTGGTAATATTTTGGAAATAACTCCTTTGTTTCCATGTCTATTTCCAATTTTATCACCAACCTCAATGTTTCTTAAATAAATTGCATTCATTTCAACATATATGCCATTAATTTCTTCACCCTTGATTTTATATTTTCCAGAATGTGAAAATTTATCAAGATTATTATCTCGAATGAATTGTAAAGCATTTGGTTTTGACATTCTTTGGTAAATTATATCTTGTATTGATTTTTCTTCATTTATTTGTCTTTCTTTTGTTTCTTCAACCCATTCTACATATTGTTGAATTTGATCATTATATTTATTAACATAAATATTAACAGATGGGACAAATAAATTATGTTTAGCTATTAATGGAATTTCTTCTTTAAAAACAGAATTATATTCTAATGGATTATCAGGCATCTCCTTTAAAATAGCATAAGGATTTCCCTTATTTATAATATCATATTTCTTTTTTAATTTGTTTCCATTTTGAATATTAAATGGTTTTGGAAGTGGTTTATAATTATTATTTTCTAATGAAATTAAAATTTTTGACTCTGGAATTGTAAAGGATAAATCTTTCACATGTATTGATGTAAATATATTTTCCTTAACTAATTTATCTGAAATAATAATTCCATCTTCATAATTATATCCATCTTTTGACGTAATTGCAGTTAATAAATTTTTTCCTATATTTATTTCACCATTTTTACAAAAGTTACTTTCTGCAATTATATCTTTAGCTTTTACTTTATCACCTTCTGAAACATATACTTCCATCAAATCAATATTTTCTACATATAATTTTCTCATACTAACATTAATTAAATCAAAATCACCATCATCATAAGCAATCATTATATAATCAGAATCAACATAAATTATAATTCCATCTTTTTTAGCTCTTTTAATAAATTGGGTATAATCTGTATATAATTGTTCACACCCAGATTTAACCATTGGTTGATCGAAATTAAATAACATAATAGCTTGTCTCATCTGAGAAGAAGCCATTTGTAATCTTGTTTGATCATCATTTCTTGAAAATGGAACCATTGTAACAGGTATAGATATAGGTTGATCTTTTAAAGTTTTTTCTGTGAATTTTAAATTTTCATCTAAGTCAACATTTGGTAAAAGATTTTGTAGTATACCACAGTTTTCTCTATCTGGTGTATCTACAGGACAAACTCTACCAAACATTGATGGTTGAATATCTCGAAGATAATAAGGGACATTTTCTTTTTTAAATCCTCCAGGTCCAACTAAACTAGTCCTTGACAGCAAAGTTAGTTCTTCAATTGGATTTATTGAAAAGTCGAATTGAACAATAGTTGATACATTAACATCAGATAATATTTGAGATGAATTGATATTAAATTTTGGTTTTCTTGATGTTCTATTTGACATACAAAGATCAAAAACAGCTTTTGATACTTTTGATAATATCACATATTCAAAACATCTAATCCTTTTGTTTATAAAATCTGTATCATCAATATCGTTTATTTTTATTACTTCTAAAAGATCTCCAAGAACAGTTCCTGTTGTAAAGAATTTTGCAGACATTAAATCAGTTTTTAAAATTAGATCAAGACCATAAATTAAATCTTCACCTTTTACTTTATAGTCATATGTTGAAAAACATTTACCCGTTTCTTTTATAAAATCTTCTCTAGTATAATCTTCTGAAGATAAATAAAAATCTTTTAAGTCAAATAAAAGTTTATCATAGGTTGATAAACTCTTGATGTTTTCATCATCTATTTCAATTTTAGAAAAGTCAAACATTTCTGCAATTTTATCATAACCATAATATGAAAACATTACTAAAACAAGAGGAACTTTCTTACCAAAAATTGAGATATGAACATAAGGAAAACTTTTTTCTTCAAAAACCATTAAAGATGCTACATTAGTTCTCATCTTAATATTTTTTCCTCTAGTAACAAAAGGAATATCAAATAATTGAAATAATGGAACTTTCTTTCTACCACCAATAATTATATAATTATCATCTATTAATTTTGGAATTGACATTGAAAGATCAATAACGGCTTCGCCTTTTTGTAATTTAATTACTAGATTACTTTTTAATGTTCTAAATAATTCTCCAGATGAAAATTTTGTATCTTTAATTCCAAAATCTGTAACTATAAATCCAAGCTCTTCAGCAGGTTTTAAAATTTCTCTAATGGTAGTCTCTATGTTTTCATATTCATGCTTCCTTAAAGTAAAGATATTTTTTCCGTCGTTAACTTTATAACTTGGATTTATAAATTTCAAATTTTTAACCTCCATTTATTCTTTCTAAAACTAATTCTGAATATTCTATCAATTGTTTATCACTTAAATCACCCATATAATTATAATGCATTTTTCTTGATATCCAAAAGTCGCCTTCTAATTTATCTGTATTTTCTCTTAAAAATTTAAAAAGAGTTCTTCTAGTTTTTAACCTATATCTTTTAATTTCTACAAGATTATTTATAAAACATTCAGCATCTAATTTATCAACCATTAAGGAGTCCCTCCACAAATAATTCTATCAAAAATTCCAGTATATCTTCCAGATTTTTGAATTCCTTTTATAATCTGTCTTTTTGGATTTGAAAATCCTAAACCCAATAACCAACTGGATTTTTCTGGAACTGTTTGAATGCTATAATAAGTTGGTTTAATAGTTTTTCTATTTTCTAATAATCTCCATAAAGTTTCATTTCCATTTTCAATTCCCCACATCATTTGCGAAATTATACATTCAAAATGAACATGGTGAATATCTCTACTATTATTATAAATTTCATATGAATCTGAAACTAAATCATTAAAATTTTTTCCTTTTGTTTGGTGGAATAATCTAGAAGCTAATGTCAGATCACCTACAATATCTTTTTGTTTTGATGATTCTTCATTATTTTTATCTAATTTTGCTATACCAGAATTATGAAATACTCTTAAAATTAGCTGAGTATTTGTTTCACCTAATGATTGAGCTGCAATTACTCCAACAAATTGACTATGTAAAAGTTTATATAAATCTCCATAACATTTATGACACAAATGTTCACTTTTACAGAAAATTGGACTTCTTAATTTAATAGTTTTTCCAAGTAAACTTTTTCGATTTTCTTTTGTTATTTTCTCTAAAACATTGCTATCATTTAAAAAATATCTTTCTAATAACATTTTAGATTTTTTATCATCTTTAACATATACATCTAAATAATCTTCTGTTCCACAATCATCTAATTCTTTACTTATTTCTAAATTTGTACCAGTAAAAAGTAATTTTCTTGAAAGATAACCAGATGCTCCAGTATTTAAAGCAACATCAAGAAGACCTTTTCTACAACCATAAGTTGAGTTAAAGAATTCCTCTTGGTTTAATCCTTCCAACAAACTATGTTTAATTGGTGTCTGTTTTATCATCCCATTAAAATCAGATACAAAACCTCTTGAAAAAGCTATTTGTTTTACTTGTTCCCAACTACCTCTTGATCCGGATTCTATTAAATAAGAATATTTAAAATTTTCTTTTAAAAAGTCAATTGTTTCTTTTGAATTTAATCTTTTTAATTGATCTATAACTGAACCATCTTTATAAATAGAATCTCTTATTTCTTCATAATTTTCAATAGCAAATGATTGTAATGATAAAGTTGGACCAAAAATAGTTGAATATTTAAAACCTGCAACTTTGATTTTATCAAGAGTTTCTGCAGTAATTTTGTCAGAATAATTTTCTTTAATATCATTCAAAATTTTTATTAATTCTTTTTTTCCAATTGGAGAATTAATTAGATGATAGTCATCCGGAAAACATTCATTTAAAATTTTAATACTCTCTGGAACATTTACATTTTTGTATTCAACTAAATTTTGTAATTTGGGAAATTGGTTCGTACTTAAAGTATATATGCCTAATACAATATCCTGACTAGGAACTGATGATAAACTCATATTAGCAGGATTTGTAAAATTTTTCGTAATTATTACTTTATCTAGAATCTCATCTTTAGTTTTCTGTGAAATAGGAATGTACACTGCCATTTGGTCGCCATCAAAATCTGCATTAAAACCAGAACATGCAAGCGGATGTAATTTAATAACACTATCTTTTGATATTTTGATTTTAAATCCAAGCATGCTTAATCTATGTAAAGAAGGTTGTCTGTTTAAAATACATAATTCATTTTTTGATAATTCTTCGCAAATGTTAAATAATGAAAAATCATCAATTAAAATACAGTAATCTATGTAATCAATTGCCTCATTTAATAATTTAAATTTACTAAACTCGATTAATTTTTTAGAAATCTGTAGTTTAAATAATTCTAAAAACATAATATATGGCAAAGAACATTCATCAATTTTTAACGATGGATCTGGAATAATTACAGCTCTTCCAGAAAAATCAATTCTTTTACCAAGAATATTTCCTCTAATAAGTCCTTCTTTTTTTGATAGTTTTTCTATAATATGTTCGTATAACTCAATTGCATCTTTTTGGATTTGTTTAAAATATGAATAAAACAAAACCTTATCTCTACTAATATCAATAATAGTATCTTTCATTGACTCTTTTTTAGTGAGAATTTGCATATAATATCTATTTATTTCATCAACTATCTGATTGTTTCTTTCAATTCCTTTTGCAGCAGGTCTCAAATCTGGCGGTAATACCAAAATATTTTGAATAAATAATTTATCTATGTTATCTTTTATTATTTTCCATTTACTATTTGGGTCATTTTCTGTGTATCTTATTGATTCACTATTAATTAATTCATATATTGCTTCTGTTTTTTCCCATTTTTCAACATCAGGAGGAATTTTTGAATCTTCTGCAACATAAAAATAACCATCTTTTCTAAATAAAGAACATTTATCACTTTTCATTAATTTATTTAAAAAGCTCTTAATTGTAGTATCAGATACATCAATAATTAAATCATACATTATTGGGTTAACAATATGAACTGGTAAAATTATTTTAGCAAAACGTTTTCTTCTAACATTACTATTAACTATATCTATTCCACATGTTTCACAAGTTCCTCCAGATCTAGATATTCCATGATATGTTCCACATTGGCAAGTATAATTTTTTATCGGACCGAAAATTTGCTCAGAGAATAATCCAAGAGGGTGAAATTTTCTTTTATCCATAATTTTAGAAGTCGTCACCTCTTTTAAATCATCACAAAATAAACTTATGTCCAAAAGTTTAGGCATCTTTTACCTCATCATTATTGTTGTCAGAAATTTCTTCAGAATTTTTAATTATAAAATTTCCAATTTCTTTAAAATGTCTTTTTACATATTTTGCAATGATTGGATCAAATTCTTTCATAATTTCTGGAATTAAAAGTTTAATATCTTTTGTTTTAAGATATTCTTCTTCACTAATTATATCTTTTATTGTTTCTTTAAATGATAATTCATTCTTCTCTGTTTCCATTCTTATTTCCTTTTTCAAAAAGATTATTTAAAGCTTCATCAATAATATTTTTTAGAAAACTAAAAATATTATCTGAACTTTTTTGAACAACTGGTTTTAAATCTTGTATAGCTTGATTTCCAATTTCTTTTAAATCTTCTTTTAAATCTTCTTTTTTCATAAAATTTTATCATCTCCTTCTTTAATACATTTAAATGCACCCCAATCTTGATAGTATGAACTATTATAATTAAAAATTTTTAATGTCTCAACAATAATATTTATTAAATCAACATTTATTATTCTATCTTTTATAGAATCTGGTAAACAGAAAATATTAGTTTCTGGATCACAATTTGGATGTTTACCATTAACAATTAATATTTTTTTTACTCTTCTTGTCTCGTCTACATAAACTTCAAACTTATTTATAATATATTCTGAATCTATAAGTATTATTTTATAAAAATTTGATATACATATTAATTTATCTGGTATTATTTTTCTTCTAAAAAGATATTTTCTTAACATATTAAGCACTACCTGTTTCTGGTAATAATTCAACATAAAACTTGCCATTATAATTGTTAATTGCAATTATGTAATAATTAAATGAAAATGGAACTACATTCATAAGTGAGGAAAAATTAGAGATTATATCATTGATTGAATTGAAGTTATTTTTAGGAACTTGTTTTGTCATATATGGTGTATTCTTATCACCAACACAAATTGTTAAATCATTTTTCTTATTTATATCAATTATTGATAAATAATTATTTTGTAAATTTATTAGTTTTTCATCAAATGAATTAAAATCATATATTATATCAACATTATCTTTTTTAGATATTAAATTTTTAGTTTTTTCTGTAAAGGAATCAATTGGAATTTCATGGACAATTTGTTTATTTACTATCTCATTAAAAATTCCGTTTCCAATTAAAATGGTTGCATTTAAAGCAGCATAATTTAAATCTGTTTTACTTAATCTACTTATATATTTACCTTCATGTTGTTTTTCATAAGAAACACTTTTTCTACAATCTATAATCAAATCTCTATAAGAAATATACAATCTTGCATCAATTATATTTTCTCTATCATATGTAAAATCTCTACAATCTATAACCAAATCACATTTCGGTATTTTTGTAATACCCTCTATAAATTTTTCATTTTGAACATGAAGTTGAACATTACTATTTATTTTCTTATAAATAGCTTTTGTTTTTAGTTCTCCAACATCCTTTTGTTGGTAGACAGAATTTCTTATATTTTTTTGTTCAACAATATCATAATCAATTAATGTTAAATTTTTTGTTGATTCAAGTTCAGATATATTTTTTGCTAAAAAACCACCTAATGTTCCGATTCCAATTAAACAAATATCACCATACAAATCAAATATACCTCCATATTAATCTTTTATTTGTTCTATCATTTAAAAAAAATTTCTTTAATTTTTTACCATCCAAAGATGCATTTATAAGTAAATATTGAAAAACCAATTATAAGAACTATAGATGCATAATATCCATAATGTCCACTATTTCTAAAATTGTATACACTGGTATCATGACCCATTCCTTCATCATCTCTCATAACTAACCTTTCATTATCTTTATTATTTCAACTATATTATTTTTTAAAAAATCAATTTCTTCTATATTAAGACCACCCGATGGAGCGTATCCTGTACTACCATCTTTCTTTTCAAAACATCTTGTAATTCTTAATTTTGATTCGCCACCATCATAAGAAAAGATTGAGCATAATAAAGAAGAGTTATCTTTTTTTAATTCAATTAATTTAATTAACTTGTCTTTAGATTGATCATATGCCATATAAAAAACCTTTCTGGAAGTTAAACTGTATGAGTTTCCTCATACAGTTTAACTTCCTTTTTTAGTTTATTTTTAATGTCTTAAACATTCTTTTTTCTTCACTTGTTGGTATTGGTTGAAACTCAGATTTAAAATTGAAGAATTGTTGGGAAACTTCAACAGAATATAAATAAGGAATTTGAACTATAAATTTTTCTGCATTACTATTCCATTCTAAATTTAACTTATCTGCATATGAAATAAATTTATCTAATTCTTTTTCATCCTTAAATTTAAATGACCTGGGATTAATTAAATGAAATCTTGGGTCATTATATAAATCTGGTCCAATTTGATATTTATTATTTTCGCTAAAAATAGCTTCGTATGCTCTACTTTTACACTTTCGTCTTGCAAATTTTTTATCATGTGAATCTTTTACTGAACAAATAGAAACACCGCGAGAAATAATCTTTTTATCTTTTGATAAAAATAAACAAACGCTAAAAATATTTCCAATCAGTGGATAATTTTTGTAATAAAATTTAATTTGTTCTACACCTGCTCCTCTTAATTTTTCATCAACATTTAGCACTGTCATATATTTTCTCCATAAATAAAAAGGAAGGATGATTTCTCAACCACCCTTCCTTTCATACTAAAATATTAGCCTTTTCTGCCTGCTTCTCTTACAAACTCAAGCACATCTCCATTCTTAAGAACATAAGAATCTTCAGCAGCTTCACCATTAACAATACTGGAAGAATCTGTTTCTATATTCAAAATTTCTCGGTATAGTGCTTTTACATAACCAACACTTTTTCCAACAACGGGATAGTTAGAAGAAGCTGCGCCGCAAGAAACAGTAACAAGTGTTTCAAAAACATTATTTTTCTTCTTGTAACTAGTAAGATTTGCATTTATATAATCAATTTCTTCATGATCAGTGTTGTATGCATCTTCTGCATCTTCTGCATCTTCCTGATACGCCATAATTGCATCAACTAAATCATCTTTTCTTGCCTTACTCATTCCAACAATATTATACTGACGACAAATTTCTCTAAGTTCTGCATTTGTTTTTTCTTCCAAATCTTCTCTTTTGTAATCTACCATAATAAAACTCCTTTTCTTTTTTTTAAACTCTATTTTTTTGTTTTTGGTAACCTAATTTTTGAATTCGAATTCATAGTTAAAATATCAAAATATACTTCTGAAATATTAAAATTTTCATTTTTAATTATGTTGTAGAATGCGTTACACATATGACTTGCAACGGCAACATTTGTAAAATATATTTGAGGTTCAGATTTTGATAATTCTTCACAAGACATTTCATCTGGTGATTTATCAATTGGATTTTTAATTTCTGGATGATAATCAGTTAAATTTGGTGTTAGATCAATACCTCCTTTCTTAATAAAAATTTGAATATTTCCATCAGTTAATTCATTTCCGCCTGAGATAACCGTTATGTCATCTAATTTTTTTGCGTAATCTGAAATTAACTTCCTTGTTTTATGATTATCAACAGCGACAAATATTATTGAATTTTCTTTAACTATATTGGGAATTAAAGATTCATCCAAATAATAAGGATAATCATGATAACTTATATTTTTAAATTTATACGATAATTCTTGACATTTTACTGTGGATTTATCTCCAAGTTCTAAAAATTCTTGTCTTTCTCTATTTTTTAATTCATACTCATCTCCATCAACAAGATTAATTTCTGATGATGGAATTGTTTTATCTGTATCAACATATCTAGAAATAGCATTTGATAAAACAGAACCTATTCCACCTAAACCAATAATTGATATTTCCATTTTTATCTCCATATAAATTTTTTAAGTAAGATAATCTGCCCAATTATATTCATAATGTTCAATTAAATTATAATCTATTGTTTCATTTGTAAGTTTTTCATGTTTATGAATACAAGTATCACATGCGCAAAACTTTTTTAATTTTTTTATCTTCTACATTTTCAACAAACATTAATGGATCATGTTTTATTTGTTTATCCTCAGGAATTTCATTTTTAATAAGTTTACCATCTTTAAATGTATATGTAACTCTTGGTTTAAAAGTATATTGATAAACTTTTTCTTTAACTTTTTCTAACCATTCTTCTTTAAAATTATATATTGTTGGATCATCACTATCTATTTTATAACCAAATTTTGGTTTCTTATAATAATTATATATTTTTACACCAGGTATATTATATGATTCATTTGATTCATTTTCTATACATTCCAAATTTTCAATATAGTCCTCTGGTGGAATAACAATTCTCATTCCATTTACAACTATTGAAGCGCAAATTTCAAACAATTCTGAATTTATTTTTCCTATTGTAAAGTGTATTCCATCAAATTTTTCTTCATCCGAAATATCTGTTCCTGAATGAAATGCTGACATAGAAGCATGAGAATGAATACTTGAAACCAATACATAATCTTTAATTGTTTGTTTTGAATCATAATCTATAGAAGAAAAAGAAACTTCTTGATCAGGAACAAGAATTCTATATCTTTTTTTATCCTTATTATAAAATATAAGAGCAACTGCTTCTGATTTATGTATTTCATAAACTTTTTTAAAAAAACCTACTATATTTCCAATTAATCTTGTTGGAATTTTTGGAATCATAATTCTTGCAAATGTAGGCATATCTTCTAAAAATGAAATTTTGTCAATTGGTGTTATGCTCTCAATTAAATCTAATTTTTTCTTTAAGTATATTCCATCTTTTGCAATTATATAACATGTTTCATCATCTGGTATATTATCTTTTTTATCATTTATGTAAATATTCATCATTAAGAACTCCAAAATCTGTAAAGTCTAAACATACAGTTATTCTTTTCTATTATATTACCATACATATTAGGAATACCAACTTTTCTATTTCTC